CGGGCTTGGCACTTCTACTGTGTTAACGGAAAAGGGGGTGTGATTATAATGCCGGAGCCAGTCAGCGCAGAAGAAGCATTGACGGAATGCCGATTATCACTTGGCGTGAAAGTAATGAAAGTTTATTAGGGGCAAAATATGCAACATGTCGGCGAACCAACAGTAGCAGAAACAATAGCCTACTATGACGAAAAAATAGGCAAGCTCAATCGCGAAAAAGCAGAGCTAAAAGCTAAAAATGAAAAGTTTTTAACTGTGCTTGATGAGTTATGCGCAAACGCAGAGCCTGTTTGTGACAGCCTTGAAATGGGGCAGCCTTTAAAGTCACCGAAAACGCTAATTAATTTTAGAAAAGCGCTTAACGATGGATGGGCGGCGATACCAGAAGTAGAGTAAAAAAATGTAAAGACAAGTTACAAGCTATAAATAAAGAGCGACAATAGGAGCTAATCATGTACATAGACAAAAGCACAGAGTTTAAGATCAGAAACAAGGTCACAGGCGAGATTAAGACCGCATACAAAGGCCACAAGCCGTGGATCATCGTAGACGAGAAAGGGAATGAAATAATGGCAGATTGGGAGGTTTACGAGGACAAGAGCATAGTAAAATCAGCTTTTGCTATTGGTTCAATTGTGTTTATGACTGGATTCATTTATTGGATGTGTTTCTCAGAATCGTTTTATTTTAGCGTTGTAGGTTTTTGTGAGGCTTGTGGATAACGTTGAGCTAAAGCGCTGCGGTACACAAGTGATAAAAACACAAATTTACGAACCGTCGCTTTGAGTGACTGGTTACATTTACATAGCGAGCAAAATATGAAATTTTCAAAAGATGATTTGGATATGTTGTGGATAGGTTCTTTTCGGTACTACTTAGGCCGCATGACTATTTCAACGCACAGCTTTGCAGAAAGCTTAGTTCAGCATTGGGGCAATATTCCTGAGCGAGCAAAAGAAGTAATTAAGCGTGATTTGGATGAAGAAATTAAGCGTGATGATCGTGACCGTGAGCGCGGTAGTGAGCACAAAGCATTGGGTCACGATTGCGACTCTAAAATGTGGCGCGCCGTTTTTGGTGTGATTAACCAGTGAATGTAACGCCCATGTTTAAGCGTGCCTTTTTATAAACAGCGATTGGCGCACTCTTGCCGCATCGCTTACAACTGATTGTTACATTTTTGAGGTGATTTATGAAAGAAATAACGCCGTTAAAGTCAGAGCACCTTAGCACATTAAGGTTGCTTGATCAAGAATTAGCAAAAATTATAGACAAGGCAAAGGATTCTGGTGTGCCGCAAGGTCTTATTGTTTCGCTGCTCCACGCGCACTCAACAAAACAAACGATAGAGATGATTGGTTGAGTGTAACGCCGAGATTTGCGGCGGCTTCTTACAAATTAGAAATGCGGAATTCTTGACCCGTCCGTAATATTGACTTGTTACATTTACATAGCGATACAGCTTACATGGTGATGCCAATGACCGATGAAGAGCAACAACGAGAGTATAGAACTGCAAGCTTCCTTTGCTCAACGCTTGCAAATATGTGTGCCGCCTCACCGAATATGGTGATAGACGCATTGACTGGAATTCTTTGGGATGAGGAAGAGGCTGGCAGAATAAAGTCAGCAAACATGCCAGACCAGTGAATGTAACGCCTTGTTATGTGGAGCTACCGAAGTGAATTATTGGAATTTCATTGATCTTTTATGTTTTTCTTGGTGTGTAGCAACGACTCTATTAACTATATATTTTATTAAGGTAAACAGAAAATGAAAAATCAAAAAGGCATGGTTAATTTAGATGGGGTTATACCCGCACTTATTTTATTTGGAGTGGTAATTGGGGTTGTGATTTGTTTGGTTGTACCGTGGCTTTGGTTATTTGTAAAACCGTTAATTCACTCGCTTACGGCCTGATACACATAACGCCAAGTTCAGCCCGTTGCGGGGAGTAGAAATTTAATTAGCCTTTGGGTCACCATCGGCTGCAACTTTTTGTTATACGAAACTTTCGGAGTGATGAAAATGGAACGATACATAAATGAACACGGAAAAGAATGTTGGGCTGGGGTTGTTTTAAGTTCACCATTTCAGCGCGACATTTTTCATTCAGTAAAAATGAACAATGACCCAAATTGGGAGTATGACGACAACTACCAAGAAGCGTTTCATTGTGACATTGGAAGTATAACCGTTCTTGATAGGCGCACTGGGTTTGGTTGGCGAGATATAGAGACAGGCTTTAGAGATAAAGCTGGTAATTTTTGGCTTGCTAGTGGTAATTGTGACGTTCGTGAAAGCGAATGCAAAACGATTGGAGAGGCTATTGAATGGATTAAAAAGCACGCGAATACCTGCGTTCCTGAGGCCGTATAACGCCGTTATAAACGGTGCGCAGTAAGATTTAGAATATTTGGACGACTTAAACCGCGTCCTTTTCATAACCTTGTTACATTTCTTTTGGCGGGATGGTATGGATAGAGATACGATTGTAGTGTGGTTTTCATGTGGTGCAGCTAGCGCAGTGGTAGCTATGAAAACACTAGAAAAATACGGAAGCACGCACAATGTAAGAATTGTGAACAACTACGTTAAAGAAGAAGATGCGGATAACCGCAGATTTTTGAAAGATGTAGAAAAATGGCTTGGCATTGAAATTGAGGATTGCCGAAACTCAAAATACCCCGCTGGCAGTTGCGTTGAAGTTTGGGACGATAGAAAGTTTATGAGTGCGGTTAATGGTGCGCCATGCACACACGAACTGAAAAAGGTTGCTCGCCAGCAGTGGGAAAGAGTTAACAAATTTCACCATACGGTTTTAGGTTTTACTTATGATGAAATTGGCCGCCATGATAATTTTTGTTTAACAGAGCGCGCTATCCTGCCTGTTTTGATTGACGCAAAGCTAACTAAGGGCGACTGCTTCAATATTATTAAAGCAGCTGGAATTGAGTTACCAATGGCGTACAAGAAAGGACTGCCGAATGCCAATTGTATTGGCTGTGTTAAGGCCACCAGCCCGACATATTGGAATTTGGTTAGAACAGAGTACCCCGAAGTTTTTGAAGAAAGGCGGGTACAGTCTGACCGTATTGGCGCGAAGCTGGTTAGATACAAAGGCGATAGAATTTCATTGACCGAGCTACCGCCAGAAGCTAAGGGCAGGCCACTTAAAAACATGAATTTTGAATGCGGGATATTCTGCGAGGAAAGAAGATGAAAATAGCACAAGGCTCAAGGCACCAATATGGGCGATGCGCTTTTTTCTGTGATGATGAAGAAGTCATTGAAATTAATTTTATTGGTGTAAAAGTAAGGCTATGTAAAGATCATGTCAGGTATATGGCGCACACTTTATTGTCAGTTGTTGACGCTCCTATTGCGCCAGTAAAAGACCAGAATGAAAGAATGTAACAGCGTAATCAAATGGGTAGGCCGCAAAACTACGATATTTTGACGACAGGCTTCATTGATTTTATTGAAGTTTTTAGTAGTGTTTGGAGTTTTGCTGGTCAAGCCGTATTTCAACAGAAAACGAACAAAAACAGTGCGAAGCACAAAAGAGGTGCAAATTGACAGAAGAAAAAGAGCGAGAAAAATTCGAGCGTGAATACGTGGCGAAACACATGAGCGCAGACGCACTAAATAGCGTTGAGTCGTTGCGCAGCGGTGAAACATACGATGATGAGCATTTAGCCGAATCGTTCAAGAAATGGCGCGAAGGGCTGGAATGGTGATGGCTAATGAACATGCAAGAGTTATTGATGGGTTGGTATCGATAAAGCCAGTGCTTGATTGGGCTTATCAAATGATTTGCAAAGGCTTAGCTGGGGGCGCTGTTGAGATAGCTATCAGAAGGCACGAGGAAGGCCGTAGCAGCACTCAAAACGCGAAGCAGTGGGCAATGTATACAGACATAGCTGAACAGCTAAGATGGCACCATAACCAGCTGAGCAAAGAAGACTGGAAAATACTTTTGACTAACGAGTGGAAGCCACAAACTATTGTGCCAGGCATTAGCGGAAATGGTTTTTGTGTGTTGAATGCCAGCACTAGCAAGGCCAGCAAGCAGGATATGAGCGAGCTTATTGAAATTGTGTATTCCTTCGGCACGCAATCTGGCGTTAAATGGTCAGAAGCTTCTTTGAAGGCGTATGAATCATATAGGGAGGCTCAACAATGTTAAAAGCAAAAGTAGAAGTAGCCAAAAAGCGCGGCAGCAATCCGAAAATGAAAGCGCAGTACATGAAGCGCGCGCGCCGTGGGATGATGGGTTTTACAATAGTTTGGTCTGATTCCGACCCATTTACTGAAAACGGTAGAATTGACGGTGGCGAGATAGATCACGCCAACCCAACCCAGAAGCTAATTTGCCGCGATATGTGGAAGCGTTGTAGTCAGTGGATTGTAAGCACAGAATTTACATGGCGTGTGATTATGCGAGTTGTGTTCGTTGGCGCACCGAAAGGAGATTGCTATTATGATAACGAGTTCACTTATACATGCACATTGCGCGGCCATAAGTCTGAGATTCTCAATGATGCGATGGAGCAGGCACTTAAAGAGGCTGTTGCGGGAAATGATGCTTACCCTGACGGCCATAAAAATAAAGGCGTATATTCGGCTTGTGAGTTTCTAGCGCAGGTAGTGGGCGTATAATGCAAAGATTAGCTACAAGACAATCGCCAGCGGCAAAAGCTTCTGAGCGCGCCTACATTGGCTGGATTAAAGAGCGCGGCATATGCGCAGCTTGCGGTAACGATGGGGGTGTAATAGCGCACCACATGTATGGGTCATCATTTAAGATTCATGTTGGGCTTGAGCGCGTACAGATTGGTCACTGGGCGGTTCTTGGCTTGTGCCAAGCCTGCGACAACATAGTCACGCGACAAAGCCGCAAAGCGTTTGTTGCAGCGTTCGGCGAACAGTCAAAACTATGGTTAAAGCAGGCCGAAGAATATCCGATAGAGATACCGCCGCAAATAATTCAGGGGATTGCTAGATGCAAAAAATAGTTGTTGGCGTTGATCCAGACGCAGAAAAACACGGTGTAGCGGTTTACATAGATGGCGTGCTGACTGAGCTGGCAATGCTTTATGGCCTAGATATTGCGAGAAAATTCGACAGAATTAATCCAATGGGATCATCTGACATTGTTTTTCACATCGAAGATGTAATGGCCAATCAGTTTGTATATGCCCGCAATACGCAGCACAACAAATCTGCGCAATCCAAGGTCGCAATGCATATTGGACGCTGCCAACAGGCTCAAGTTGAGCTTATGAGGATATTGGTTGCCTACGAACTGCCGTACAAGCTACACAAGCCGCAGAAAGGAAACTGGGCCAAAGATAAAGAGTTATTTGAAAAAATTACAGGTTGGACAAAACAGTCAAATGAAGACACGCGATCAGCCGCCTATTTCGGTTATTTGGGGTTAAAAAATGCTAACACTTGACCAACAGGAGCTAAATAAATGAGAGAAACACAACAATGCAACGTATGTAAGCATTACTCTCTATACCACATGCCAAGCGCAGGCAAAACAATCTGCGCACGGTGTCAAGAGATAGAGCGCTCAAAGGTGGCGAATGCAAAAAAAGTAAAATAAATTAAAAATATTTGCATTTGCCTATTGCGTTGCCATGCAACATGAGTAATAATGATCTCACTGAAGCAATGGTGCGACAGAAAAACAAATAGGTGATGAAAATGGAAAACTTAAACGCAGCAAACTTTAAATTAGAATCACGCGCAAATGTTGCAACAGGAGATGGTTACAAGGGTGAGTTATTCGACCGTTTTTACAGCGAAGAAGATGATTGTTTTGCGGAAGTATTTACTAATTTAGATGGCTCACAAACACTAGTTGTTGGCGATCACATGCCTTTCGATCAAGAAACTGAGATTGACGAACAAGATAAATTTATTGCGAGCATGTATGAGTAACGAAAAGGGCGCGAAGGCGCCCAACTCCACAGAGCGCTCAAGACTGCGCAGAGAGCGAGCAAAGGAGGTTGGATTAGTTAGACTAACAATTGGCGACTGTTACGCAACACAGACTCAAGTAGCAGAAATGCGAAAACGAATAGCTATAGTAATAGCAGAGGTTTTAAGAGATGTTAAATGATTTACCCTTGCCCGATGTTGAAGAGATCGAGCAACCAAGAAACCAGTGGCACGCACAATTGATGAGACAAGCAAATAGTATGCCAATCAGTCAGAAGGTGTGGCCTACTGCGCCAGAGCAACAAAAACAGGCGTATGACTGGCCTGAGAATGCAATTTGAATCCTCCATTGCCTCGCTATGCGGGCTTTTTTATTGCCTGAAATATGCTAAACTATCTGATATACGGTTAATATACGGTTGATTAATGGCAAATAAGACTGGTAAAGGCGGGTTTACATCTGAGAACCAGCCGGACAAAAGGCGCGGGCAGCTATTCAGAACTATGGCTGTAGAGGCGCTTAAGAAAAAAGCAATGACGGAGCAGGACTTTGTAGATTTGCTGGTTGAAAAAGCTGTTGATGAAGGCGGCGTACATCTGCAAGAGCTTTTAAAGCGTTACTACCCAATTTACAAGCAGACGCAAGAGCCTATCGCGTTCGAATACGATAAAGAGTGGACGCCATTAGAAAAGGCTGACGCAATAATGAGCGCAGCGTCAAAGGGCGAGATACCGCCTGACATAGCTTCTATGCTTATTGAGGCTCTCGGAAAGATGATACTTATCGAAGATCAAACCGACTGGATTGTCAGGTTGCAGGCAATTGAGAAGCTATTAGAGAATAAACAATAGTGCGTAAGCGCCTTAGTCTAGCGGCGATAGAGGCTTGCGAGCAGCGCATAGCTAATAACGATGGGTGCTATCATTCGACCGTGTTTGGCATCGTTCACCCTAACGGCGAGTTGCTTAGATGCATAGAGTGCATAGACGGTGAATGGATTGAGGTAGATAAGCCTGCTGACATATACACGGCTGAGAAGCTAGAGAGGGCGGTCACAAGTAAGAAGCGCTTTGTCGTTATTATTGGCGGCCGTGGTTCGATGAAGTCGGTAGGCGTTGTCGATATCATGCTTTCTGGTGTTATGGACTACGGAGATAAGGTTTACTGTTTACGGGAATACCAAAGCTCAATAAGCGAATCAGTTCACGCTCTTAACAAGGGTGAGATTGAAAGGCTAGGGCTAGAAGGGTTCGAGATACTAGATACCACTATTCGACACAAGAACGGCGGCGAGTTGAAATACCTGGGGTTATCGAGAAACCCAGAAAGTATTAAGTCGGCGGCAGGGTTTAGGCGTTTCTTTAGCGAAGAGTCTGCAAAGCTAAGTGATTCATCATTGACCAACCTAACCCCCACGGCGCGTAACAAAGCAAAAGCTGGGTTACCCAATCAGCAGCAAGAAGACAAGAAAAGCGCTATTGATGACGTTCAGATGTTTTTTGTTGCTAACCCGAATTCAAGCAATGACCCATTTAGTAAGCGTTTTATAGTACCGTTTCAAGCAGAGCTAGATAAGCACGGATTCTATGAGGATGACTTACACCTCATAATCAAGATGAACTACACCGATAATCCGTGGTTCGCTGATTCAGGTCTTGAGCAAGAAAGGGCGTTTGACTACGCTAATAAATCTAGAGCTAAGTACGATCATATATGGCTAGGGGCATTCTTGGACGACATAGATAACTCAATCATAGAAGCCGAATGGTTCGACGCTTGCGTTGATGCTCACATTAAGCTCAACTTCAAACCATTAGGCCAAGAGAAGATAGCCTTCGACCCGGCTGATTCTGGCGACGCTAAAGCTATGGCGTATCAACATGGTTGTGTTGTTCTCGGTGTTACAAGTACCAATGCGGGCGATATTAATGAGGCAACCGATTGGGCGCTTGGGCACGTCAACAGAATCAAGCCTGACGCATTCTTATGGGATAGTGACGGTGTAGGCTTATCGCTCCGTAGGCAGATTACAGAAGGTGTTAAAGGTAAGCGGATCAAGTTGGTTCCATTCCACGGCGGCGGCTCAGTAGATAACCCTTTTGATATTTATGACGAGATAGGCAGCGACTTCGCAGGGGATATAGAAAAAGAGCGCAATAACGCTGAGATGTTTGCTAACCAGCGCGCTCAATGCTATTGGATGCTGCGGGATAGAATGTTCAAAACATACCTGGCAGTGGAGAAAGGGCATAATTTCCCCAATGACGAACTAATCAGCTTTAGCAGTGGTATCAGCGAGCTAGCAGGATTAAGAGCTGAGTTATGCCGGATTCCAAGAAAATACAATAACGCATCTGGTAAAGTGCAAATAATGAGCAAGCCAGAAATGAAGAAGCTAGGCATACAATCGCCTAATATGGCCGATGCTGTTATGATGTTACAAAAACATGTTGACATTTACGAACATGAATACACCGATAATTCACCGAGCAGAGCTACAGGTAATTGGGCATGACAATAGAATCAATCGTAAGCTATGTAGGCGAAACCAACATAGCGACAAAGCTAGAAAAAGAAACGCTAGCTAAAATAGCTCGAATGGTTATCGAGCACACTGACCAAGACAAAACCACGATGAAGGATTGGGAGGATTGCGTCACAGAAGGCGTGAAGCTCTGCAAGCCTGAGTTTAAGGCCAAGGCTGAGCCGTGGGCTGGCGCCGCTAACTTCAAGTCTACGATACTCACCGAAGCGGCTAACACATTTGGAAATCGCGCTGCTGTAGAGGTAATGCGAGAGCTAAACCTAGTGGGCGCTGATGTGATTGGCGCTAAGACGGTTAAGAATGTAATCGACCGTAAGGCATCACAGACTAATCAGCTTAAATCAGAGCTAGAGCCTATCGTTGCGCAGTTGCAGCAAATGAAAGAGACTGGAGCCGATACCGCACAGCTTGACGCAGTAGTGCAGCAAATGCAGACCCAGATACAAGCTAACGAAAAGACAGTGAAAGAAAAGCGCTTAGCCATGCGCAACAAATACGACAAGGCAGATCGTTGTGCTGAGCTGCTGAACTGGCAGATTAACTACGAAATGCCAGAGTGGAAGAAAGAGCAGAAGCGCCTATTCTACGCATTGCCCTTGGTTGGAACGATCATCAAAGAGACGTACTACGATGATACTCTTGGTCGTTGTGTATCAAAAACTATCAAGTGGCCTGATTTCGTTGTCAACCAAAATACAGATGACTTAAACAATGGGCGCGGGTTTACGCATATTTGCGCATTTACCAAGTCTGAATTCGATCTGCGTGTTCGTTCTGGAATCTGGAAAGGCGATGTATATGCCGAAGGGCAAGAGTCTGGCTACGGAAGCGATGAGGATAGCGACTCAGAAACTACCGAAGACAACCCCGACAAATTCTATAAGCGTTATTGCTGGCTAGACTTAGACGATGACGGCATCGAAGAGCCCTATATCGTTACTGTTCACGTTGGTAGCTCCACGGTAGTTCGTATCGTTGCTAGATACTCAGCAGAATCTATCATTGTTAAGTTTGAAGATAGCAAGCCCATGAAATTGCTAGACGCTCAAAAGATGCAGCGTCAACGCATAGATCTGGATGTTGAAGAGTTCGGCATTAAAGCTGAATACCCTGACCCCGAAGACCTAAGCGGATTTGAAGTGGTGCGCATTGAGCCTAAAGCAATGCTGACCAAGTACGGGCTAATCCCTAGTTTTGATGGGACGTTCCTAGATGTTGGTTATTATCACTTGATTGGCTCTATGTCGATGGGGGTTAATAAGACCACAAACACGCTATTGAACAATGGCGATTTGGCAACGATGAACGGTGGATGGGTTGCTAAAGGGTTCAAGATGAAAGGTGGTAAGTTTGCCGTTAATCCCGCTGAGTTCATTCAAACAGACGTGCCCGCGCAAGAGCTTATGCAATCTGTAATGCCGTTCCCATACAAAGAGCCAAGCCAGATGCTATTCATGCTCCTGCAGATGATGGAGCAGCAGGCGAGAGGTTTCAGCGCTAACGTAGATGCAGGCATTCAAGCTAACACCGCCCCAACTACCGCATTGGCAATGATTCAAGAATCCATGCTGAAACAGACAGCGCATAACGCAATGATCGCCGATTCAATGGCTGAAGAGTTCCGCATTCTTTACATGCTAGACCGCGACTACTTCAACGGCGATAAATACATTGAAATCGTGGGCGATGATGAAGCGGTATTCAGTGAGGACTTTGAAGAGGAAGGCATCCAGATTACGTGTACTGCAAACCCCGAAACATCGAGCAAGATGCAGCGCATGCTATTAGCTGAGGCTGAAATTCAGCAGGTGCCATTGGTAATTCAAGCAGGCGGTAACGCGGTCGAGATTATTAAGAATTACTTCAACCGCATTGGCTCTGAGAACACCGATAAGATATTCCCGAACGAAGCCGAGATGTCGCCGGAAGATAAGGCGAACATGCAAGCCATGCAGCAACAGCAAGCTCAGGCTAACAAGATGGCTGAGACTCAAGAGAAGCTATTAACCGCCCAAACCGAGATATTGCTGAAAGGCGAGCAGCGCAAAGATGCGGAGTTTGAGCTAAGCAAGCAGGAAACATTGGCGACAATGGACAAAGTATTGGCTGAGGTTAAGAAAGTCAACGCCGATACCCTGCTAAGCGTACAGAAGGCCATTAGCGAGAAAGTAAACAACGGCCTAGCCATTACGAGCGCTGTTAGTGCTGAGATGGACAAGGCTATGGAATTAGCAGTAGGAGAGACAAATGCAAACGAATAAAGACTTTAGTGAATCTAGCTTTGAGTCTGTAATTGAAGAGATTGCAAGGCAAAGGGCTGTTAACGGCAAGCCAGTCAACCTAAAACCGACCCATACAATCATTACAAAAGCTCAGCTAGAAAAATATGGTGATAAGTATGGTCTGCTAGAGAGGGATCCTTATGCCGCTGAGTAAAGACGCTTATTTACTTTGGAAAGACAACGAAGTCACTCGCCTGTTTCTAAAAGAGATGCGCGAGGGTCTTCAATCTCACGTTGTGAATCATGGATTCGGCAAAACCATAGAAGAAATTGGCATGAATGCGCTAATCCGCAAAGCTAAGATTGAGATATTAGAGAAAGTTTTAGAGTGGAAACCAGAAGAGGTAGAAGATGACAGTAACCAATAAAGATACGGCAGAAGTTGACGCGAACGAAAAGGCAAAGATAGACGGTCACCCATCAAAATTATCAGAGCCATACTTTGTTGATTTTTACCAAAACTCTAAGATAGACCTACTAAAAGACCAGCGTTTTTTAGATATGCTATCTGGCAGGTTGTCTGATATTGGATGCTGCAACATTGGTCCGCAATGCGCATATACAGAATATAAAACGCCATATTTAGTTCATGCTTTCAAACTACACAAGTCAATAATACTGGATGGGGACAAGCAAAGGACACAATTCAAAGTGCTTTCTTGTTTTGAGGCAATAATTAGAGACGGTCTTTATAAAAATAAATCAGCTTCCGGTAATTTGGTTTTTAGGTCGCTTGAGTTTTCTCAAGAGTCTGAAATGGTTCAGCTTTATGTTCGTTTTTGTTTAGAGTCCAACTAAAGAGGTGATTAATGACGGTAACGATTAAAGCAACAGGCCACAAGCTATTGGTTGAGCCTGTAAAGGTTAAGACTGTAAGTGCTGGCGGTATTATTTTAGGGGATGCGGAGCGTGAGAATAAGGCAATCGGCCTTGGTCGTGTTGTTGATATTGGCCCTACTGCTTTTATTGGTGTGGCTGGGTGTGATCCTTCCAAGTATCCAACTAATGACCCACGCTACAAAATGGATGCGCATGAAATTTGGGGCGTAAAAGTTGGCGATGTGGTTATTTACAACCGTTTCGCAGGCTTCAACCCCGATGTGCCAGAGTATAAAGACTTCAAATTCATCCCCGATATTGAAGTTTCAGGTGTTGCAAGTGGTGAGTTTGAAGTAAGCAAATCAGATTTTTAAATAACCGAGGGAACCCCTTATGCTAGACCAACAAGAGCTTGAACAAGAGTTTGATTTAGAAGACGAAGATATAAACGAGGCGTTAAAGCTAGAAGAAACCGAGGAAGAAGCGCCGGAACCTGAAGTAGATCACAAAGAGCCTGCCCCAAAACTTCATATAAGCAAAGAGGATTGGGTTAAGCAAGGCCGAGACCCTGCTAAATGGGTTGCGCCAGAGGTGTTTGCAGAAACAACGCGCCGGATTAATGAAACCAGCAAGCTAAAGCAGGAAAACGCACGATTACGCGCTGAGCGTGAAGAAGATAACCGCCGACTAACCAATGTAGCATTTCTTCAGCAACAACAAATAACACGATTAAGAGCTGATTTAGAGTCTCGCCGTGACGATGCTATTGATGTTGGTGACAGAACTGCGGTTAAGGCATTCGACAAGCAATTGCGAGACCTAGATACAGAAGAGTCTCTAATCAAAGAGCCTCCAAAGCAGCAAGCTAACGTGCCGCCAGAAGTCGCAGAGTGGAACGCGGAAAATGACTGGCTTACACCGGATCACCCGCTACAACCGGTAGCTAACGAAGTATTTGTAAAAGCTATCAATGATGGCAAAACGATTGCCGGAGCTTTGCGCTTAGTCGATAAAGAGCTATCCAAACGTAGGCAAGACGAACCAGCACCACGCAAGACCCCGACTAAATCAATCGTTGATAATCCACGCGGTGCGGTGGCTCGCTCGGAATCGGTAACGATGAGAATGTCTGACTGCACCCGCGAAGAACGTGATATGTACAATGAGTTCTACAAGCCAAGCGGCATAAGCGAGAAAGAGTTTCTTAAATCAGTAGCAGAATCACGCAAAGGTAATTAACCATGATTGAACAATCCAAAGAAGTGACCCGCCCACGCTCAACGGCTGACAAGAGCAATAAGGAAGCTAGCGAGAACCGTTTTAATATTGAGTTTGGTGATCGTTCACGCCCACGACAAGCCAATGAGAATGACGACTTAAACTTATCAATTCCAGTTGGTGCAGTGCCTGATGGGTTTATTCCTGAGTGGAAAATTGACGATGGGAAAGGTTCGCTTGATCGTTACCTTGCCAACTGGTGGGCATTCATTACTGATGCGCAAGGGGTTCGCTACTCTCGCCCCACAGGTGGCGGCAGAACCCAATACCTAATGGTCATAGAGAAAAGCTATTACGATGAGGCCGAAGCGTTGCGCATGGCTCGTTATCGTGCTAGCATTGGTGAAGATGATTCGAAATCCCTTGGCGTTCAGGGATTAGAGTCATACGTGCCGAACGGTGCAGCAAACCAAATTAAGGTCACAACTGACCCTTTTGCAAGTTAGCTCACTTTCAGGCAGCGAGCCTTCGCTGGAATTTGAAACGATGAGATCACACATTCATTTATCATTTTTTAGCGGAGGGTTGCTATTATGGCGATCAAACATTCTGGCTCAGGACTCAGTGGAGTTTATGGGCGTGTAAATTCTTACGGTGTGGCGGCAAGCCATGCTGGTATTCTGGCGATTGGCGACTTCGTTGCTTTAACTGGAACTGCAAATGCAACAACTGGCGTAGCCGAAGTAGACATTGGCGTAGCTGGTTCACCACTTTTAGGCCAAATTGCTGGCTTTATTCCTCCTTTCGATACTGAAAACTTTACTGATGCGGGTGGCCTTCCGGCTTCTACTGCTGGTATTGCTTATGTTCTTGATGATCCACGCGCTGAATATATCGCAGACGTATCTAACGGCCCTTTAGCCGCTGCTGCCGTAGGTCTTAACGTTAACTTGCTTGCAACTGTTGCCACCAAATCTGGCGGTTTAACAATTTCAAACATGAGCGTTAATGCTACAGGCGTTGCGACTACCAGCACGCTCAATTTCCAAGTTCTCGCATTGCTTCCTGATGATGCTGGCGTTCTTGGTAATCGTGCATTGGTACGCTTGAACTCTACTCAAATGATCACTGGCGCGGCGGGGGTATAACCATGTCAAATACAATTACTAGCGGTTCAGCCGCACGTTTATTACAAGATGGCGTTAAGAAAGTATGGGACGCTGCGAGTAAAGAGTGGGAGCCAATTTACACCCAGCTCTACAAAACCGATTCATCTAGCAAGGCTTACGAGCTTACTGTGCAGATGGAAAACATGGGCTTGGCAAGCGTTAAGACCGAGGGTGACGATATTACTCTTGACTCTTTCCGTCAGTCATTCGCGCCCAAGTTTGTGCATGTGGCATACGGTAAAGGCTTTATTGTTACCCGTGAAGCGAAAGACGATAACCAGTACGGTTATTACAAGAAAGGCGCTCGCGCATTAAACCGCTCTATGAACATCACTAAAGAAGTTCGCACTCATGTGTTGTATAACACTGCGTTCTCTGCTTCTTCTGCGATGACAGGCGGTGACGGTGTTGCTATGTGTTCTGCTTCACACATCAATGGCCCATCTGGTGGCACTTACTCCAACATCATCACTGCTGCTGAGTTCTCAGAATCTTCTCTTGAAGATATGCTGAAAACCATCATGCGCGCTAAAGATGATCGCGGCTTGGCTATCAAATTACGCCCCATGAAGTTAATCGGTCACACCAACAGCAAGTTTGAATTTGATCGTGTGTTAAATTCTAGCTTGCGTAGCGGTACTGCTGACAACGACAAGAACGTGCTTATGGGTACGATTTCTAATGGCGTTGTTACCTCACCCTACTTGGACGCCAACACCAAAGCATGGTTCATTATGACCGATGCAGAGGAAGGCATGACCTACTACGATCGCACACCTTTGGAATTTGGTGAGGACAAGGCATTTATGTCTGACAACACCCGCTACAAAGCGTACATGCGTTTCAGTACTGGTTACAGCGATCCACGCGGCATCTACGGTAGCAATCCTACCTAATTAATCGGGGGAGCAATCCCCCTTTTACGTTTCCACAATTGAGGGCTTTATTATGGGCGCTACATCATTCAAAAACGGCGTTGACGGTTGCAACATTGACCGCAATCGCAAAGTCGTTACATCTGGTAACGCTACTTTAGTTGCAGGCGATTCAGGCAAGGCGTACGAAGTTAAAAGCGGTACATCTATTTTCACCCTTCCGGCCACCGCTGTAGGTTTGGTTTATACCTTTTTCTACACTGGCGTAGATGGTGGCGGTCAGATTCAAATTTCACCCGTTGCGGCTGACGGTATTGCTGCTGTTGGTTCGGCTGTTGTGAACAAAGATTTGATCCTGGCTACCGCAACAATCAAGAAAGGCGACTTTATCAAAATCGCTTCTGGCTACGGTGCTACTGGCGTAACTGCTTGGCATTTAACCGACTCTCGCGGCGTATTGACCAAGGAGGCTTAATCATGGCCTTCAATACTCTTTACACTGACACTACCTTAATCGCCTTGAGTGGTACTGACCCCAAGGCGCTCAACTGGCGCGGCGGTGTTGGTGCGCTAGAGATTATCGTCACCGGCACTATCAACTTCGATTTACAGTCTACTAATGCAGACTTAAACGCAGGCGAGACTGCGCAATGGCTGGTTGACTCTAGCGGCAATGCAGGAATCACGGCTAGCAAGTGGATTACATTCAACGGCAACCCTCGCTTCATTCGGATTTATGTTAATTCGTTAAGTGCTGGCGCAACCGTTCGACTACTGTACACGCAAGCCAATGGACAATGATTACTTAGTTACTTGTGATTACAGTGGCTTCGTTTGCAAGCGAAGCGAATGTGTCGTGCAGTGGAATGGGCTTTTAGTTCGCAGGGATTTTGCAGAGCTAGAGCGCCACCCCCAAGACCATATACCAACTGTTAAAGAAGCGCCTTTTACTGGCGTAGGACGAAGCGAGCCAAGAGGCTTGCCACTTGACCCACTACTGACAGAAGACCAAATGATATGAGTACAGGTGTTTACGCAAAGACAGCAGGTGATTTGATTCGTGATGCTTTGCGAGCTGCCAGTATTTCGGGTATTTCATTGCCTGTTCAGTCAGAAGATTTTGCACAAGGTGAGTCAGCGTTAAACGATATTCTGATGAGTTTGCAAACCGAGCAGATTCATATATGGGCACAAACAGAAGCGGTAATTCCGTTAAACCCCGATCAAACCAAATATGTTTTTGGTACGGATCATATATTCACGAATTACGTGTACACCACGGCGAGTGCGGCGATTGCTACGGCTACGGCCTTAACCGTTGTAAGCACTGCAGGAATGACTACAGGTGATTTCATTGGTGTTGAGCTGGCAGACGGTACGCGCCAATGGACAACATTAACCGTAACTAGCGCAACCACTTTAACGCTTGCGGCTGCGCTTACTGGTGCGGTAGATGATTTGGCTAGTGTTTACACCTACACGACCGCTACTGACCAGCCTGTGCGCATTGATAGTGTTAGATATGCAGATACTTATACATCCGATGAAATCAGCACTTCAATGGTGGCGCGTGATGAGTATTTTAACCAGCCAAGCAAAACCACTAGCGGTGCGGTCAATACGTGGTACTTCCAGCGCAACCTAGACTTTGGTCACTTGTACATTTGGCCGATTGCCGATAACTGCAAGCGGCTAGTAAGAATTACCTTTATCAAACCACAGTACATTCCCGAAGATCAAAGCGAGGATATTTTAATCCCGCCAGAATGGTACGTGGCTTTGAAGTTTAAATTAGCTGCTGATTTGGCAATGAGTTATGGCGTTGATGCAAACCGTCAAATGATGCTAGAGCAGAAGGCCGCGATATATTTACAGAAAGCTATTAGCTCAGACGATGACGGTGCCTCCTTCCAATTTACACCGAGCCGATAATGCCAAGAACTAAGCTGCCAATTGCAAAAGGTTTTAATCGTGATGAATCGCTGACGGTTGCCGCGATTGATTGCGTGAACCTTTTCCCTCACATACCGCAAGGCAAAGATATTGCTGATGGTGTGTTGGTGGGTGTGGCTGGTATTGAGCAGGTTGCAGACACATCCGTGAATGCGTTTAACCGTGGCGGCACGTCAATGGCTGGCATTCCGTACTTTGTGTGTGGGGATAAACTCTACAACGTAACCTACACGACCGATGTGGCTGGTGTGCGCACTTACACGGCTAATGATGTAAGCGGGGCGGAAACGATCAATGGAACGGCTAGAGTTCATTTCTCGAATAACGGTGTTCAGCTTGTTATTGTGGCACCTGATTACGCCAACCAGTTTAATGCTTGGGTTTACACCGTTGCAGGTGGTTTGGTGCAAATTAGCGATGCTGATTTTGATGGCCCTGTTGCTGGTGTAGATTTTGAATACGGTTATTTCCTATTCCCAAAACTTAATTCAAATACTTGGTTCCAGTCTGATTTGCGTGACGGGCTTTCATACATTGCCACTGACTTCACGGTGGCCGAGTCAGACCCCGACAATATTGTAGTTATTAAATCGCTTAACGGACTTGTGTATGTGTTCGGAACTTCAACGATGGAGCCATACCAAAACATTCAAGGGGCTGGGTTCCAGTTTGAGACCATCCCGTCAGCTATCCAGCAAAAGGGATGCACAGCACCCCACTCAATGGTTGAGCTAAATGGCAATCTAATGTGGATAGGTGCGGGAGTTAATGAGCAGCCTGCCGTTTATGCAACAAGCGGTGGATTGCCTGAGAAAATATCAAGCGCAGCAATTGATAATCTTATTTATCAAGGTGGGATTGCTCAGCTACAAAACGCCTACGCGATTAAGTGGGCAGAGCGCGGTCATTCGTTTGTTTCGATTACGGTGCCGGGTGTTTGCACCATTGTTTATGACGCTGTTACCGGCCTTTGGCATGAGCGCAAGAGCGTAGACAGATTCTACCAGCCGCAACCGTGGCGCGTCACCTCAATGGTTGACGCCTACTCGGTGCGATTAGTGGGCGATGAACTGTCCGGCGTTATCGGACTGATGAGTGAAGATATTTTTGAAGAATACGATGATGAAATCCGCTCTTACTTCACTACAGAGGCAATAGATAACACTGGCCGCCCGTTCAGTATCGCTCAGGTGCAATTACAAATGGAAACCGGCACTAATCCAGTGACTGGTCAAGGTTCGGCACCTGTTGTGCGCATGAGCGTATCTAAAGATGGTGGAATAACTTACTCGCCAGAAATATCCCGCGAGATGGGTTCGACCGGTGATTACTATTCAGCGATTTCATGGCCTGCGCTTGGTCGATTTGCGCGCTCAGCTTGTTTTAGATTTGATATAAGCGAACCTATCAAGAAGGTATTCGCAAGGTTGGAGGTGGAAATTGGAGCTTAGGCCCATTGATAGAAACCAGCCTATTGTCGATGACAAATTTAGACCGCTGCAAAACTTACACATTTTTTGCGCACAGGTTAGGAATTCAATATTAGAGCTGTATAGCGGTGTTGGCTCATCATCTGGCAGCTTTGGATTAGATGACGGATCGGCAAGCACTGGCGGTGTGTTTTCGTTTGACGATGGTGGCGCATGACTATTCAATTAAAGCGCGATACGGCGGCAAACTGGGCAAGCGTGAATCCTGTTTTAGCGAACGGTCAGCCTGGCTACGACACCACCAACAACACATTAAAGATCGGCAATGGTGCTAGTACTTGGTCGGCTCTTACCGCTATTGGCGGGGCGGGGGGAGCGACTAACCTTTCGGCCAGCTACACGGCAACCACTACAACAGTAATAAGCGATACCGGCACCGATGCGGTTCTAGCGGCAGCAGATGGCACTAATGCAGGGGTAATGACCAGCGCAATGCAGATTAAGCTTGCAGGCGTGGCTACAGGCGCAACCGATAACATTGGCACAGTAACCAGCGCAAGCGTAGTAACAGCTAACGGGTTTTCTGGTAGCGTAGCAACAGCGACCACAACGCCCGCGATAACCATAACGCTTCAAGACGCAACCGGCGCGCAAAGTGGTAAACTAACAGCTACAGATTGGAACACTTTTAACAGCAAGCAACCGGCAGGCGCTTATCTCACTGCGAACCAAACCATAACGGTTACGGGTGACGCGGCAGGCTCAGGCACTACAGCAATAACATTAACAATACCTGCTGATACCGTAACGTTTGCCAAGATGCAGAACATTGCGACTAATAAGCTTCTGGGGCGCAGCACGGCAGCTTCTGGTGATATTGAAGAGATCACGCTAGGCACTAACTTAACATTGACTGCCGGCGTTCTTAACGCGGCATCTGGAGGCGGTAGCGTAACCTCTGGCACCTCAACTGTAAGCCTTGGGGCAACAGAAACGAATGAGGCGCAGCTAGTAGTAACCGGTCAGACTGGAATATTGGCAGGGTCTAAAGTAGCCGCGTCAATTGGCACCACAGCAACAAGCGACTACACGGCTAACGATCATAAGTATCTTGGCTCTCTAGGCGTATCTGTTACCACTGGCGATGTAGTTGCTGGAACTGGTTTTACTATTTACGTTCGCTCTTATCAAAAAATTAAGGGCGACATATCCATAAATTGGGTTTATTGAGGCTTATAAAATGGCATTTGATGCAGAAATACGCGGTACAACTGGCACGCAAGCAGAAGTTGATTCAGATAATACGCTATGGGTTCGACTTGGTGGCTTTAATGCTGGCGGCGAAGAGGTTGCAGGTGGTGAGGCTAATGCCCCCGCTAGCTATTCAGAGGTTGATACAGGTCAGTTCACAGGCGAAAGACAAGTGTTATCTGGCGAGGTTGACAAAGACTATCGCCAGCGCGTAGCGCACGACAACATGCTTGACCAAGAGCAGTTTAACTACACATCTCAAAACACTGGTAAGCACGCGCACGCATTCACTACGTTAACCGCTACTTGTTCGGCGGCTGGGTTGCTAACCAACTCAGGCAACATTACAACCACTACAACGGGTATGACGTTCGGCACCCATGCCCAGTTCCCCGTTGGCGGCACACAAACCACAGTTGTTGAAACTAGCGTAGCATTTACCGCGCAACCTAACGCTAACACTGTTATAGATTTTGGTTTGTTCTTGCGTGGAGCCACTACAGCATTTGCCCCGTTAGATGGTGTGTTTTTCCGAATGACAGCAAGCGGAATGATGGGCGTAGTAAATATTTCAGGTGTTGAGACAGCTACAGCAGCTTTCCCGCTTGCCTTGGGTGCTGGAACTTGGCTTTACACTAACAACGCCGTAAACCGCTACCTAATCCAGGTCAATAACGTTTCAACTACGTTTTGGATTAATAACTATTTGATGGGTGAGGTTCCTACTCCTGTAGGCGCGAGCTTCCCAACTAAATCAGTTGCGTTACCGTGGTCAGTACGTCATGCGATTGTAGGCGGTGCAGCAGGTGCAGCAACTCAAGCGCTTATTTCTGATTACCGTGTATTCGTTCGTGGCTCTCAGTATGCCGACAGGTTATCTATTGTTGGCCAGCGCGTGCTTGGTTCTTATCAAGGCCTTTCAGGCGGCACTATGGGCAGCTTGGCTACTTTGCCAAACTCAGCAAACCCAACGGCAGCAGCCCCAAGCAACACGGCTCTAACCGCTAACTTGCCAGCAGGGTTGGGCGGTCAAGGCTTAGCAACAGCGGCGGCTGGGGCGGTTACTGATTTAATCTTTGGCAGCTATCAAGTTCCAGCTGGATCTCAAACTGTACAGGGGCGCAGGCTTGCATTACGCGGCATTATCATTGATGCGGTAAACCTTGGGGCAGCGGTGGCAACAACTGCTACTGTAATTCAGTGGTCATTAGCATTTGGTCATACCGCTGTAAGCTTGGCTACTGCTGAGACGGGATCATTTGTAACAGCTACCGCAAAAGCACCGCGAAAAATAGGCCTAGGCTTTATGTCTTGGGCGGTGGGGGCTGGTATTGGATCACAGCCACAGAACGGTCAGATATTTATTGATCTTGGCGACTCTCCTGCCTATGTTAACCCGGGCGAATTTGTGGCTCTGGTTGGTAAATTCTTAGTCGGAACGGCTACCGCTTCGCAAACGATCCAATATATTTGGCAGCCTGTTTACGGTTGGGAATAATGGGGGTGCTGGATCACCTGAAAAGTAGTTTCAGCAAGCAAAACACGTCTATATATGGACGAAAACACCGGAGCGCTCTATATCAAGAGGGTTAATGCAATTGGCGGCGATACGACTATGGGGTGGGTATGAACGAATTAACAGAAGTTCAGGTTAATGAGATTTTATCAATCTCTATGGTTGAAAACATCGAAGCTATGGAGCTGGCAATGCTTGAGCAGGATCAGGTCGATATTCCTGCGCTAAGCAACAACATAAACGGAATGTATACCCGTCAAATTATGATACCAAAAGACACGCTATTAACTGGCCGCGTCCATTTAGCTGATTATGTAGACATTATGTTAAGCGGTGATATTTCTGTTGCAACACCCGAAGGAGTTAAGCGTTACACGGGTTACAACGTTTTTCATGGCAAGGCTGGGCGCAAGCGCGCCGGATATGCGCACGAGGATACGCATTGGATCACGGTGCATAACACCCCAATTTCAGACGGTGATGTATTTAAAAAAACTATGACGGTTCAAACCATGAGAGAGTTCAATTTATTGCTGGAGAATAAATCATGTCAGTAGTAGCGGCGGCAGTAATAGGCTCTACAGTGGTTGGCGCAGCAGCATCAAAAAGCGCATCAAAATCAGCAGCAAAAGGCCAAGAGAAAGGCTTGGCTGCATCTAATGCCATGTCCCAACAAGCCATAGGCCAATCCAAAGACTATTTCAACATTGGCCAGCGTTCGGCACAGGCTGGATTTCAAAGCGCGCTGGATTTTTTCAAGAATACTCAGTCCGCCAAATATGAGCCAATGATTCAAAGCAATGTAGCCGCTCAAAAGGTTATAGGGCAAGGCGCGCAGCAAGCTAACAACGCGATTTTAGGCTTGCCGGTTGATATGTCATTCGCTAACCAGCAAACAGCCATACAGCCGAATTACTCAGCGCTACAAAGCGCGCAGGTTCCGCTGCTTGGCGCGCCACAAGGGCCGCAGCAAATTACGCCACAACAGGCTCAACAGGCAGTGGCACCTGCAATGCAGCAAATGCTTGGCAGTAGATATTTAGTGGGAGCAGCAAAATAATGACAGTACCTATTTCAATGCCGCAAAATACATACATGCTTGGCCAGCCCGCGCCAATAACTACCGGCGCAACACTGCCCGCACAGCAAGTGCCGCAAACGGGGCTTATTGGTTCAGAGCAAGCGTTACTTGGTGGCCAATTTGGTTCTGAAATGGCAATGCAAGGCGGGTTAAATCAATCCACCAACACCATTAATCAGGGTGTAATGCAGGGCGCCAATACGCTGTACAGTGGAGTAAATCAATCAAATCAAATGCTAAACCAAGGGTTGCTTGGTTCTACAGGATCTATTCTTGCGGGCGCTGGCGGTGCGTTATCAGCTATGAATCAAGGATATCGTGATGCAACATCAGCGCTTGGCGCGCAGGAATCTTACTCAGGGGGTCAGCCTGTATCCATGCCATCATTTTCAATGCCAACAATTAATGTCGGTGGCGCAAGTCCGAATGGTGCAATAGATGCAGGTGTTGCGGCATTTAGCGCTTATCAGAAAGGCGGCGATGCTGCAGCTAAAATGCAAGCTGATTTGACTGGCGCAAACGGGCAAGAGGCTCAGAAGGCTGCTTATGCTGCCTACCAGTCTTCGCCTGCCATGCAGTACCAAATGGATCAAATGCAAAAAGCTACTGAGCGAAGCGCGGCGGCAAGAGGTGGCGCTCTTGGCGGGAATGTTTTACTGGAGCTTCAGCGAAATGCGGCTGGCATAGCGTCACAAGACTACCAAAACCAGTTCAATAATATTTCTCAAGTTGCCAGCCAAGGGCTTAACGCTGCCTCACAGGTTGGCCAATTGAGGGGTCAAGAGGCGAATATTGCTGGGCAGCTACAGCAAGCGGGAATTGCCGCATCAACTCAGCTTGGGGTTGCAGGGCTTGACGCATCCACCCGAATGGCAATGCAGCAAAACCAGATAAAATCAGATGTTGCTAGTAAATTGGCAGACCTTGCCAGTATGTACGGGATAAACACAGGGAATTTGCTAAATGCAACAGGCAATATGCTAGGGCAAAATCAATTTGGAGTGGCGCAAACGCAAGCGGGCAACGTCTTGGGCGCGACCGGCAATGTAGCTCAAGCCCAACTTGGTGCGTCTGAAAATGTTGCGGCTAATCAGCTTGGCACCAGCCAGCTAATCGGACAGTCTCGTTACTCAACCGGAACCAATTTAGCGTCAGGCAGAACAAACGCGGGGATGGCGATTGCGCAGAATGCAAGCAATGCAGCATCAAGCATTGGGAATCTGCTTGCTCAGCAAGGTTTGAATATCTCCAGCGAGATGAGCGCTGACATTGCCAACACTACCAAGATGATTTATGACTACGGCTTGCAAGATAAAATCAGCAATGAAAATCTAGCGGCCATGATTGCAAATATTACAAGCGGCCAAGCCACCAACGCACAGAACGCTTATGCTAATATAGGCGCAGCACAAGCGGCTGGGACTATGGGTATGGCTAATGCTTTGCAGGGCGGCCTACAGATGGGGCTTTCTACTGGGTTATTGGGCGGCACTGGTGGTACGTCAACGCCTCCACCAGCGGGGAACCCATCATATAGCGGCTTCAATATCGGCTCAAGTCAATACGGGATAAAACCATGAACGAAGGTATTTTAGGCGCAATCGCAAACCCACAACTAGCTGATGTAGCTGGCGCATTAAACTATCGTCAAGCTCAAATAGATAAAGACGAGCAGAAGCGTAAAGAGCTAAGAATGAATCAGCTTATTGCCCAAGCCATTCCTAACATGGCCGAAGATTCGCCATTGCGTGAGATCGCGCAAACCGATCCGCAAAAGTTCGCAATGATGGCCAAGGTGTTAAACATTCCATTAAACGAAGGCGAAAGATTCGAGCAATTGCGTTCTCGTGTTGGTCAGCTATCGGCATTGGCTGAAAGTGATCCGCGTGAAGCATATCAATACGCCCAAAGAATTCAGGCCGAGAATCAACGCACAGGAATACAAGATACAAACCTTGATAAGTGGCTGCAAACCGTTGATAAAGACCCTGTTACTGGGTTTAACGCCTTGCACGTGATGAATCAATCGCTTAATCCTGTGAAGGCTGATGTACTTACCGCTAAAGATAAAGCAGAGCTTGCATTGAAAGAGCGCGAGGTCGCAATTAAAGAGCGTGATTCTCGCAATGGCGGAGGTGCTGGCGAGACACCCGCATCACTAAAAGAAATTGCATATTTTAATAGCTTGCCAGAAGGCCCACAAAAAGAAGCGGTAGGCCGTAAAATTGGCATGATATCGAAAGAAGGCGAAAAGTTATCTCCATTTGCAGAAAAAGCCATTGCCGACTCTGCTGATGCCGCTAATGTTTCGCGCTCTTCTGCTGCCAGATATACCACGCTTGCGGATAACTTAAGAAATGCCACTAAGATGAGCGGCGGCCTAAAGGGCACTTGGGGTGAATGGATAAAAGAGCAAACCGGAAACCAAGACGAGCTTACCGCATTACGTAAAGAGGCTCTTGGGATTACTAACAGCGAGGCAATCGCAAGCCTTCCACCTGGGTCTGCTACTGATCGTGATATTGAAATGGCTAAAGCGCCATTCCCAACTGAAAAATCAGACCCAAAATATGTTGCTGATTGGCTTAGCGCTGTTTCACGACTACAGCAGAAGAAAGCCGAATATGCAGAGTTTAAGGCTGATTTTATCTCTAAGAATGGCACTGTGCGCGGCGATGGAAAGAGCTTATCGGCAGCTTGGAAAGAGTCTCAAAAACAAGCCGCTCCAGCTGGCCGATTCAAGATTGAGGTGAGTGACTAATGCCAAAATATACCGTCACCGAACCACAAACAGGCAGGAAAGTTACTCTTACAGGTGATTCGCCACCTACCGACCAAGAGTTAGAGGAAATCTTTGCGTCATTGCCTGAATCAAATAAAACAAATGGTATGCATCCATCTGTTTTTACTAATGCAGATCCAGAAGCGGCTCAAAAGGATGTAATCGACTCGATGAGCGGCGCTGGTAAGTTTTTCGCCGGAATGGGATTAGGGTTTTCAGAGGTTGGTCGCGGAGTAAAGCGGCTAACCGGATTTGGAGAGGATAATCCAAATGCAGAAATTGACAAAGCGCTTACAGAGAATAGCGGTGCGGCATTGGGTGGTAAAATTGTCGGGAACGCGCTCCCATTCCTTCCTGCTGGCCTTGCGTCAGTCGGCACTTCAGCAGCTCGTAACATTGGCTATCAAGCTATTGTCGGCGGCTTGGAAGGCTCTGCGGTTCAAGCAGGCAGTGGCGGCAGTACGGCCGACATTGTCGGCGGTGGATTACTTGGGGCTGGCATTGGCGGTGGCGTGCAAGCTGCTAGCCCTTACGTTGGTCGCTTACTTGGTTCATTAGCTAAAAAATATGGTTTTGGTTCGGCTGATGAATTGATTGACCCTTTGACTGGCGCGCCTAATCAAGCAGCGAGAGATATTCTAGCGCGTGAAGGCGTTGACCCTGCTGCGTTAAGCGCGCCGTTGCAAAGCGCTGAATTAGCTACGGCTCCCGCTATTAAACGTGGCGAAGAGATAGCAGCCACAATGGCTATGAATCCCGCTAGGGTTGCGGCCAATGAGCGCGCAGGCATTCAAGCCCCTATCGCAGCGCTTACAGACGATATTGCAGCTCAAGAGATGGGCGGCGCACTTGCGGCAGTTCACGGTTCAAGAGCTAGCGAGATGCTAACTGATTACACTAAAGCGCTGACCGAGCATGCCAAAAAGATCACCGAGGACGCTGTAGGCACTCTTGATAGTGGTGCGGTCAACGTGGCATTAAAACAAGATATGCAAGATACCATTGCAAAGCTTGGCGCTGACTCAAAAGTCATTTACGACAAGATAGATGAGCTGGTTCCAAAGAACACAATTGTAAATGCAAAGCCTATTCTTAATGAATTGCAAAAGCTGGCGGCAAATCGTGAAAAGGGAATAGCAGGACTTAGCTCTGTCGAAAAAGATGTTTTTCATACCCTTAAGGGCAAGCCTACCTACGCCGATGTTGACACGCTTAGAAAGAAAATAGGCGGCTCTATAGGTAGTTTCAAAGGCCACTATGTAGACGAAGACACTGCCACCCTGAATAGACTTTACAGCCAGCTATCACAGGTTCAAGAGGGCGTTGCAAATCAAGTGGGGTCTGGCGCGGGCGCTCTGTGGAAAAACGCAAAAGAATTAGATGTAAGCCGATTCAAGTTGCAGGATGATAGCAAGTATTTATTCGGTGAAGGTCTTGAAGGTGGGGCAACTAAGAAGCTGGAAGGCGCTATCAAGGCGCTATCTGCAAGAGACCCAAAAGCATTTAATCAAACAATCGAAAGCATTCCAGAGTCTTACCGCCCTAAAGCAGTAATGACCGCAATGGATAGCATCATGCGCAAGTCATACGCAAGCGGGAAAGAATTGGACGCTAACGGCTTTGCCAAGTTTTGGGGCGAGTTAAGCGAATCTCCAACCAACAAGAAGATGCTGACAAAACACCTGCCAGAGGGGGCTAAAGAGCGCTTAGACGATATGTATATCATGGCTCAAGGGCTTACTAACATAACTCGCAACAAGACAAGAACAGGGATAATCCCTGATGCAATGAAGGATTTTAACCAAACAAAAGGTCTGGTGGGGAAGCTATATGGATTTTCTCAAAAAGCAAGCCTTGCGCCAGACCCTATGACTCGCGGTCTTGGTGTGGTAGCCGATATAGCATCAAAGACTAGAACTGATGCCGTAAAAGCTGCTGATGATATGTTGGCTAGCCCAGAATTCAGAACCGCAGTTTTATCGACAAACAAAGGACCAAAGGTTGCAAAAATTGCAGAAGCTAGATTGAAGAAAACCGAGGCTTATAAAAACTACATCAACGAACTAAACCGTACTAACAGCAAGAAAGCCATAAATGCTGTATCTACTCAAGGGCTTATAGGCTACCTATTGAATGGTGAAGAAGAATGACAGAAAGATT